TTGTTTTATTCTGTCCTATTTTAAAAAGGCTCAAAGTTTGAAATTTGAAGTATGGAAAACGGAATTTTATCATTGAAAGAGGGTTTGTCACTTATGGCAAAAAAAGACGATTTAGGTCGTTTGATTCATTTTGATATGACTTATCGAACTTTTAATGCTACTTCTAAAAAAGGCGGAAAACTTAAAATTTATTCCAATTCTAAACTTTTACTCGAAGCTAATCCAAATGCCGTTTTCAAAGACAATTTAGAAAACATCATGGATTCCGTTAAGGCCGTAAAAACCGCAAATCATTTCGACAACCGCACCCGTAACATCGAGCTTTCAGATGGTAGCGTGGCAAAAATTCGCATTGATTTTATAATCAGTATCAACAATAAAAAAATAATCTACTAATGGCACAATCTGAATTTTTAGGAACTCACATCGCTGTTTCTCAATATAAAGGTCAAGGCGCAATGGTGACTTTTAAAAACTCCATTGATAAAATGGACGGTACTGTGACAGCCGTAAAAGTAGAAGTCAAAGACAAACAAGGCTCCATTGCTTCATGGGGCAAGGCTAACGATTACCCACAACAAGTAATCAAGGAAGTAAAGAAAAACGGTGCAGCCGCTTCTTCTTTGCGTTTTTTGAGAAAAGCACATTATGGTAATGGTTTAGTTTTAATTAAAGAAGAAGTTACTGCTGAAGGCAAGAAAGCTCCGAAAATGGTCCCGCTTTCAGATGCTCCAGCTATTGCACAATTCTTCCAAAAATCTCAAATGAATAGATTCTGGAAAGAAACAATTACAGACCTTGAATGGTTCTCGATTGCCTTTCCGGAATATATTCTGTCTGAAAATTTCACAACCATAAACCGAGTAAAAAGACAGAAAACCGCTTGGTGTCGTTTCGAAATGATGAACGAAGAAAACGGATTGATTGAAAATGTTTATGTTTCAGAGAAATTTGGAAAAGGAGGCACTGTTGATATTCTTTCTCAATATGTAGAGAAAATCCCATTGATTGATTCCTATTGGTCCGCTGAAGAAGTGAAAAAATACTGCCAAGAAAACAAAATCAAGAAATTCATCCGCCCGGTGTTTTATCCTTTATTGGATGAAGCGTATTATCCAGAAAGCGAATGGCACGCTATATTGAAATCAGGTTGGTTGGATGTTGCCAATTCCGTTCCAGAACTCAAAAAAGCACTTTTCAAAAACCAAATGACAATCAAATTCTTAATTGAAATTGATGAAAAGTACTTTGAAAACTTATACAAGGAATCATGGTTGAAAATGAAACCAGAAGCACGAATCGAAATCCGACAAAACCTTGTTGACTCTGTTAATACGGGATTAGTGGGGAACGGTAATGCGGGGAAAGCAATACAGTCAATGATGTACACGGATGCTTCAGGGAAACAAATTTCAGCAATCAAGATCACCGCTATTGATGATAAACTGAAAGATGGCTCATACCTTCCCGAAGCTTCGGCTGCCAACTCTGAAATCCTTGTGGCAATTGGTGTGGATGCAACCTTGATTGGTGGTGCTGGTATTCCGGGCGGTGCTTTGGGTGCTGGAAGTGGCTCTGACAAGCGCGAAGCCTTTCTAATTCTTTCCGCTTTGTATAAAACCAACCGTGAAACGACTTTGGAAATTTTCAGTTTCATTCAAGAATACAACGGTTGGGATATTACTATAAAACCCGCTTTCGAAAATACCGTATTGACAACCTTAGATGCAAACCCAACAGGAACTAAAAACGTAACCGCATGATCTTATCCAGCACAGCCGATTTAAAAAAATATGTTTCCCTTGCACAATCTTTCGTTTTTGCTGACTTTGAGCCTTACATCTCCAAAGCCGTGAACGCTTTTACCCGAAAATATGTGGGTGATTTGCATGTTCAAATAAAAGACCTTGCAACGGGAGAAAATGCCGAAATCAAGAACGAAGCGCGGGAACATTTGCAAAATGCAATTGCAAACTTTGGATATTTCGTTTATTTGCCTTTTGCTTCAGTAATGATGGATTCTTCTGGAATTTCAGTGGTAAAGAACGAAAACCGTCAAAATGCGGAGTGGTGGCAACTAAAAGACATTCGCAGAGAACTTTTGCGCTCCGGTCATGAAGCAATGGAGTTATTGTTGGAAGTTTTAGAGAAAAACCCAACCATTTTCACAGACTGGACAACTGATTTTGGAACCGTAAACAAAGAATTGCTGGTCCACAACACGGAAACTTTCAATAAGTACTATCATATTTTCGGCTCACGACAAACTTTTCTTGCTTTGCAGCCTTCCATTCGCCAAGTCGAAGACCAGTACATGCACACCTTTCTTTGCCCGGAACTAATTGAAGCTTTAAAAGGCGAAGCAAATGGAAACATAAAAGCCGTAAAAATCGCCATGCAAAAAGCAATTGTAGCTTTTACCATTGCCAAAGTTGCCGATGTGGGTTTATTCCTTTTGGATGAAAACGGTTTGCGTGTAAATTTTGAAACCTTGATTGACGGAAGAAAAGAAGCCGTTTCATACGGGAAACCTTCGGACCAAGTCACAAAATTAGTCAATGAGCAAATCAACAACGGAACGCAATACTTAAACCTTGCGAAACAATTTATCGAAGACAATATTGCCGATTTCAACCAATGTACAAATCCATTATTGAAGTCAGAAACAAGCGGTTCAGGATATACGCCATACAACACGCTTGGAGTATTATCAATATAATTCTGTCCTATTTTTTACCTACAAAAACCACGAATTTAGCCTTATGAGTATAACAGCAACCAACAATCCATATCCAGAAGATCCAGATGCAGCACCTACAAAATTAGACCGTGGAGGCTATTCCGGAAACGCACAAAATCTTGACGAAAAAATAACGGCAAACCTTACGGAAGTAAAAGCATTGATTGAAACCTATAAAGGTTCAAAGGATTTAGGATCTATTACACCTACTTCTGTTCCTTCTACTGATCCAGGCGATTTAGGTCCCGCTTTTTGGCGTGCTACTCAAAACGGGGTTTATACTTATTTTGGTGGGTTTACCATTCCCGCTAATTACTACGCAATATTTTCAAGGGATGGTAACGGGGTGTTTAGTGTGAGTATGACTGCTTTGGATGTTAGTTCAAAAGTAAACGTTTCAGATATTGTAGATAATTTAACGACTGATTCCGCTACAAAAGTAGCGAGTTCAAGACAAGTTAAAGTTTTAAATGGGAAGTTTGACAAATTCGCTGGAATTGACACAAGAGAGGATTTAGGTAAATTTACCGTTTCAGACGAATGGGGGAATGTTATTTTAACAATTGATAAAACAACGTTAAGCAATCCAGATTATAACTTAACAAAAGCAACGCTAACAGTTATTAATACTATAATTAATAACTACTCTACAAAATTTTTAACGCAAAAAGTTTACAACGAAAACACCTCTGCAATAATGAACAGTTATGTAGGTGATTTTATAATTACAGACCAATGGGGAAACATAGCTTTACAACTAAATAAAGATGGGTTTAAATTTTTAGGTATTGAAAACCTAAAGACAGAGATTGTGGCAAGTATGGCAGATAAATTTTATGTAAATAAAATAGCTATCCCTTCTAAATTATATATGTTATCAAACCAGACAAATGACATTTTTAAACAGCCAATAGTTCAAAGGTGGAATGAAAATAGATTCTCTTTAAGACATGAACATACTAAAATAAGCTTACAAAGAGAAAATAGAACAGCTATTGCTTCACCTGTAAATGATAGTGTTTTAAAAGTGGCTTTATATGACTTTCAAACTGACAATGTAGATACTATTGCAAGTAAAAATATAACTATTAAATCAGCTACAAGTGGAACGGGAGCAACACAAGTTTATGCGCAAGTAATGGGTGATTCTTGGGTGCATTCTGCTTTTTTTCAGAGTGCATTACAAGCTAAAGGATATACGCCTAACCTTAATTTAATAGGAACACGAAACATAGGAGGACCCGTGTATAATTTTAGCGGTATTCGTGCAGAAGGAAGAGGGGGATGGACTTTAAACAGTTATTTTAGTGTTACTACCTCTGAAACTCAATGCGCAAGTCCTTATTATCATCCTGTTGGAAATTTCAGATATTGGGGTTCTGCTGGGTATTGGAAAACTGTTGCTGATTATAAAAATAGTACAGGGAGATATACGGAGTTTGATTATTATTACAATCAATCTTGTTCTACTGATTGTTATACCATTTATTTTAATTCAAACGGTACTTTAAAAACACCTGTAAACGGAGATATATTATTTGATAATAATAATGTTTATGGTTTAGGTGCAAATGTGTTTGTTATTTATAATGGCTCAACTTGGAGCATAACAACACAAGGTGCTTATACTTGGGCGTTTGACTATTCTAAATATTTAACAATGTTTGCTACAATGCTAGGAGCGACAACGCCTAAATTTTATTTTGTTAGTTTAGGAATAAACGATTTTTCTAATGCAATAAGTGTAGTAGCGACTAAGGCTCTTTTTGCGGATTGGATAACTAAAATGGATATAGTGAAAGCCTCATATATTAGTGCAGTTCCTACTGGTAAATTTGCTATCTGTATTCCTTTAGGCTCTTTTGGTTGGGAAGATTCGCAATCTGGAAACCCTACAACTTTAGCAGGAAATCCAAATTTCACAAAATTAAAAGATGCTCAAATGTGGGAAGCAAGAAAAATGATAATAGACACCTATGATAACAGAGAAGCGGAGGCTATTTATTTATTAGATGTGGGTTTAATGATTGATAAAGATTTTGGATATAATACACTTACTGAAAGCCCATTCTCAGAATATACAGGTACGGAATTGAGAATAGTTCAAAGCAGTAAAACGCCACATCCATCATTCTCTTATCCAAACGCGGGAGTGCCATTAGCTTCATTTATTCAATATTACAGATAATTATTAATTAAAAAAAAACAAAAATATGTTATACGTATTAAAAGGAGCTGATTTCAGCGATAATAACGTGGGTAAAATAGAATTACCAGCGCTAGATTTATTAGCGGACACAAATACTGTTTTAGGGTATTACACAAAGACACTAACAGTTAAACAAAAAAATTATGTAGATGCTTTTGTAAACGTTTTAAAAACTAATAATATTTGGCAAAATGTAAAATATTTAGCATTTCCTTGTTTGGCTCAGAATTTAAGTGAATCACTTATAAATGCGGTTAATAGACCTTACGCGGTTCCTACTATTCCAGCAAACGTAATATTGTCTGAAAATGGAATTAGAAGCACAGTTACAACTATTGGAGGCGGTGACTCCGTTGTTAATTTAGGTAATTTTTCAACTTTTCCAACGCCTGTTATGGGTGTAGGATTTAATAATAACATTACAGCTGGATCTTTTACTAATGGATGGATGATTAGGTCAGTAACTTCATTAGGAGGAATACAGCAATTAAATTCAAATAAATTTTCAAGAACTTATGCTATTAATTCAGTTACAAAACTTGAAACTACCTCAATTGTCACTTCTGTAGTTTCAAGACAAAACGCAACTGATTTAAGTATGTACACTAAAAATGGAACACAAACAATTCCAGTAGCTTATAGTACTCAGTCAGAATATTGGAGGTTATTTAATTCAAATGTTGACGCTACATCTCAAGGATTTACAGGAGCTATTAAAGTAATAGTTGCAGCGACAGCATTAACAGATGCTCAATGTTTGACTTTGAATAATTGTATCGATAATTTAATATCTCAGTTTTAAAAATATTAAAATCTTTAAAAACCTCTTCTTAATTTAACAACCCCCATGAAACAAAACCTTCTCTACTTCCTAACCACAATCGCTCTATTCTTTTCTCCCATGTGGGGATTGATGATTGCAGTTGGAATGGCCATAGTCCTAGACACATTTTTCGGAATATACAGATCGGTAAAATGCAGAGGATGGGTGTTTTTTACCAGCCGGAGACTAAGCGAAATAATTTCAAAAATGCTTCTTTATGAATTGAGCATCATTGGTCTTTATGTGATTGATTTCTTTTTTTTAAGCGATGTACTTTTCAAGGTATTTTCCATTGAATTCATGGCAACAAAAACGGGTGCAATTGTTCTCATTTTCATTGAAGGGGTTTCCATCAAAGAGAATTTCGAAAAAGCCACGGGTTATGATGTTTGGGCATTGATAAAAAAAGCATTAGGCAGGGCAAAAGAAGTAAAAGACAGCGTAACAGATCTAATCGAAAAATAAAACAACATGCAACTAACAAAAAACTTCAATATCACAGAATTCGACTGCAAGGACGGAACGAAAGTTCCAGACAAATTTTTATTAAATGTCAAAGAAGTCGCAGTAAACCTTCAGGCTTTGAGGGATTATTTAAATGTATCTGTAAGTGTTACGGGTTCTGGTTATAGAACACCAGCACACAACAAGAAAGTGGGCGGTGCAAAGTTCAGCCAACATTTAACCGCTTCCGCTGCGGATATCAATGCCGAAGGCTACGAACCAAAACAACTTGCTGAAGTAATTGAATTATTAATTCTGAAAGGCAAAATGAAGCAAGGCGGTTTGGGCATTTATCCAAATTTCGTGCATTACGATATTCGAGGAACAAAAGCACGCTGGTAATTTAAAACAAAAACATCATGAAAAAATCAATCTTCACCATACTTTTATTACTTGCTTTCTGCCAATGCGGGACCCGTAAAGCAACAAAAAACCGAACCCAAGAAACTTCAAAAATCGAAGTTTCAGCAACGGACAATACCAAAACCACTGCAGAAACCAACGTAAAACAGGAAGTGGTAAAAACAACGGACAACAAAGATGAAACCGTTACGGAAACAGTTATTTACACGCCTATTGATGCTACAAAACCCGCCACAGTCACAGACGAAGAAGGTAAGACCCATTTATTGACTAATTCTACCTATAAAAAAGAGCGAACCGTCAAGAAAAATAATACATCCATCAAGGAAAACTCGAATAAGGAAACCACCGAGAAAGCCGAAATCATAAAAGACCTAAAAACGCTTACGGAAAATTATAAAAAATCAGATGCGGAGAAAGTAAATATTGAACGCCAAGCGTGGAGCCTTTGGAACTTGCTTTGGTTATTAATTCCCGTTTCGCTGATTGCAGTATTGTTAAAATACAAAGGAAAGATTTGGTGGGTATAATTTAAAGCAAAAAAGCATGTCAAAAACGATTAAAATAACGCTGCCAAAATCTTGGAACGAATTAAGCCAACGCCAACTAGAGCGCATCGCTTTTTTGTTTTACACCATGAAACCTTCCGCAAGTTTCGACTTGAAAATCTTGTATATCCTTTTGGATGTGAAGTGGTTTCAGTTTATCGAAAAAGCAAAAATAAGAATCGTGCTTTGGAACATTCCAATGTCAGAAATTCGCAAGAATTATGATTTTATTTACAGCAAAAATGACCGAACCGCTTTCGCTAAGTTTATAAAAATCAGAAATCAAAAATCGTTAATCAGCAATCTAAAATCAAGCTTGGTTTACGCATGTCAAGACCGCCTTGCAAATCTCACCGCTGATGAATTCTCGGTGGCTGATGATTTGCACATCAAGTGGCGCGAAACTAAAAACTTGGAATACTTACACTATTTGGCGGCAATTATATACACCAAAACCACCACCAGAAAGGAATTCGACAAAAACGCATTGCACGAAAGCGCGCTTTTATTCAGGAAAGTGCCAATTGCTAAACTTTTGGCTATTGAAATAACGTATTTCGGGTGCAAAAATCACCTGGTAAAACGGTTTCCAAAAGTATTTCCGGCTCCTGTTCCGGGCGTTCAAAAACCCAAAAAGAATTATGGCTTTGGAAAAATAATTCTCGCCATGACCAAAGGCGATTTATCAAAACTAGAAACCATTAAGCGCGTGAATATTTACGCTTTTCTGGAACAATTTGAAGAAGATTTAATCAACGCAAGCAAACAAAAAGCATGAGAGCAATAACACACCAGCCAATAGTAAATTTTCATCAAGGCATTGCCACGGCACACAAAGGAATCAACGGATTTTATCGATTCAACTGGAACGAATTGAACGGTCAATTTAGAGGTGGCGTGAAAACTCCCGCTTTATTACTCGAAAGTCATTCCGCTGATCTATCCACCAATTCGAACAATACCAATACCACCAACAACCGCGCAATCTCATTCCTGTTATTGGATTTCACCGGAAAGGCTGATTCGTATAGCACACAAGAAGCCGTTTTGGATAACTTGGAAAATGTAGGCCTAGACATTGCGGCTTATTTAAAGCATTTGAGTAATGACCGCAATTCATGGCTTTTTGGGAAGTTCGATCCTAATTCATTCAAAATGGAAAAAGTAGGTCCGTTATTCGATAATATGTACGGTTGGAATGTTCTCTACACCTTAAAGAACCACGAACCGCTTTGCTTTGAGCCTGACAAATGGCAATTCTAGTCTAAGTCATTGCGAGGAAAGAAGCAATCCCACTAATATACTTCCACAATCTTAAACCGCTATCCTTGGCGGTTTTTTTATGTCCTATAATCCCGCCCTAACTCGCTATAAATTAGCTAAAAAAACATGATAGGTGCAGTCGATTTATACCAATTAGAAAAACAATTAGCGGGAAGAACAACCGCTAGTTTGCGCAATTCTACTCGTTCCGCAATTCAGCAAACCACTTCGTCAAGAACAGGCGAAGCAATAAAACAAGCGGGGTCTAGAGATGTATTCAAGGAAAACCGTTTGCAGCGCATCACCATTCGCGCTCCGCACTACATTTTTAAGCAACAGTACGGTTTTGAAGGGGTGAAATCAAATGGGGTAAATATGAGACTAAAAGCCACCAGCGTAATCGAGCAAGCCTTAAACACAAGTAATATCCTTGAAAAATTAGCGGATGAAATTTCCGAAATAAGATTGAGTGAAGTAACCGCAAAAATAAACTTTCAATAATGGCAGGAAGAAGAGAAATCCCAAGAGAATTATCCATTTATATCAACGACAAAGCAGTTGTCAATTCGATGCGTGGCATTACTTCTGAAATTACGCGCACCAATAACGAGATGCGAAATTTGAACAGAAATTCTGCAAGTTATGATGCTGACCTTTCAAGATTACAGGGTAATTTATCAACATTAAGAGATAGACAGGCAGAATTCAGAGAAGAAATTCACGGAACCAATGAAGCCGCCAAAGATGCAACGGGAAGTTTCTCCAAATTGTATTCTGGTTTACTTTCTGGTGATTTAGAAACCGCCAAAGAAGGTCTTTTAGGCGTCAAGGCAGAATTGACAGGGCTTGTAAAATCATCACTTGCGTTTATTGCCACTCCTATTGGTGCAGCAATTGCGGTTTTGGCTGGATTTGCTGCGGGTGCAAAAGCTATTTTTGATTTTAATGAGCAAGCGGAAAAATCAGCCGTATTAATTGAAAATTTATCGGGCAAAACAGGGCAAGTTGTTGAGGACATCCGCGTAAAGATGCAAGCCTTGACTGATACTTTTGGTTTAACGTTTGAGCAGTTGGCGGGAGCCGTTGACAATCTTGTTGATACGGGCGTTGCCAAAGATGAACTCGAAGCACTCGAAAGAATCAAAAACGGATTGCTGACCGCACCGGATAAAAACGAATTTATCACCAGTTTAGAATCTTCCGCAGTTACGGCAAAACAAGTCGGATTGACACTCGAAGAAGTGATTGCTTTGAAAAAAGAAATCGAAACAACGGGAGTTGATCCCGAAGCTACTTTCGGAGCATTGCAAAAAGCAAGTCAGAAATTAGAAATACAAGCCGATTCTTTGCGTATCAAATTGACGGAAGCTTTTGGTGCTAGTTTCACTGATGATGTTTTGGCTAAAATTAAAACGGGGCAATTATCAACCGTTCAGGCATTGGATTTAATCGGGCAAAAATCAAAAGAAGTCGGATTAAACCAAACCCAACAGGCGGAACTTGCCAAAGAATTATTTGGTAAAGCGGCACTTGCTGCGGGTGGATATTCTACCGTTTTAGATACCGTAACAGGCGGACTAAAAAAACAAAAAGAAGAATTAAACGGAAACCAAAAAGCACTTTTAGAACTAAACACCGCCAATGAGAAACTAGGAAAAGCACAATCGGAACTTTTTCGAATAAAGGATTTTGGTGAGTTGTGGACCATGATAAAAGCAAAAGCAATTGATTTCTTTGCTTCGGCACTTACTTACATTTCAGAATTCAAAAGTGACATTCAGCCACTGATTGACCTTGTGAGCGTGGTATTTGTTGCCGCTTGGATTAATCTGAAATTCATGGTCGTAAACGCCTTTGATATTATTGGCGGAGTCGTTAAGATTTTCTTTGATTACTTAAAAACGGGTTTTGCGGTTGTAAAAGCCATTTTTACGGGTGATTTTAAAGGTGCAATTGATTTATTGAAAAGCTATTTTGTAAACTTGGGCGATACCGTTGGAAATATATTTGCCAAAATCAAGAACAACATCATTAATGCCGTTCAAGGAATTGTTTCGAATATTTCTCCGGTGCTTACGGCTTTGGGTTTTGATGTGGATAAAATCCAAAAGAAATTAGAATCTTTCAAATCGAAAGAAGTTACTTTAAAAACCAACACACAAGGCGGAGCCACAGGAACTAATCCAGAAAAAGCAACCACCAAAGAAACTGCCGAAGAACTCGCAAAACAACAAGCACTGCGAGATGCGGCACGCCAAAAAGAAGCCGATGCACGCAAAGTAGCAGCTGATAAAAAGAAAGCGGAACAGGATAAAGCCGCCAAAGAAGAATTAGACAAGATTCTGGCATTGGCAAAAGCTAAAGGTGATCTTGCAAAAGCGGAACTTAATTTCTTTATTGCCAATAACAAAAGCAAACTCGATTCTACCAAGTCACTCACACCGGAACTGATTGCCGAGGAAACATCCCGCCTTGATGCCATAAAAGACAAGCAACTCACCGCATTAGCAGAGGAACGTTTGGCAAAAGTGGAGAAAGCGCAAGCCGATGCAAAATCAGCGGAAGAATTAGTGGCTTTGAAGCAAATCATTGATTTTGATTATGAAACCAACCGCCAAAACTTAGAACTTGGATTTCAGTCAGCCACTGATGTATTGAAAAAACAATATATTGAAGAGCAAAAAGTTCTTGCTGCCGAACAATTGCTTGCTGAAAATGATTTAGCACTTGCTGAGGCAGACACAAAATCAGAAGCGGATGCTTTAAGAAGACAGTTTGAATACCAAAAAGAATTGGATGGTTATAAAAAACTATTAACTGACAAAGCAATCACGCAAGAACAGTATGACCGTTTTATTGCAGCCGCAAAAGTAAAACAAGATGATGTTGATAGAATGAGTAGAGCTGCGCATTTAGCGCAAAACTTACAGGCAATGGGTCAAGTTGCGGGTGCGCTTGGTGAAATGTTTGGACAGTCAAAAGCATTAGCAATTGTACAGGCGGGAATTAATGGAGCATTGGCAATTACTAATATTTTTGCCACCACTCCAAAAGTCGATTTTGGTTTCTCTACTTATGCTTTGATTGCCGCTTCTGGAATTAGCACAGTTGCTGCAATTTCTAAAATTATGAGTGCCAAAGCACCTGCAAAACCTAAATTCTTTCACGGTGGTAATACGGGAAATTATGCTGCATTAGGGTATGACGAATACGGACCAATGACGGGAATTGTCCACAAAAACGAATATGTAATTCCTGAAGTAATGACCGCAAATCCTCGTTATGCTAATACATTGGCTTGGCTGGAACAGGAACGAACAGGAAAAACAAGAAAGTTTGTTGATGGTGGAGCAACTTCACCTGGAATAATTCCTTCAGGAAGTCTTTCTCCCGCAAATTCACAAAGTGATTTATTATATTCTGCAATCGCTAATTTGAATGCTATTTTAGCCAACGGAATTACGGCAAAAGCAATTATAGGTTATGCCGAAGCACAAGGAATTGAAACCTTAAACAGTGAACGTGCCGCATCAACCCAAAACGGAATCATAAGTGGATAGAAAATTGTAAGTTTGTTTTTCATTTAAAATTAAAATTATGAAAAATATTTTTTATGCCTTGATTCTGTTTACTGGAGTTTCTTTCGCACAAGGCAGAAGCATTTCACTTAAAAGCAAAATTGTAACTCCTTACACCACTATTGAAAATCAGATTATTAATGTTTCTGATAAAATAGTGGTAAAGGAAGGTTCTAATCCAGACGGTACTTTCAAATATGTACAAGTTTTGAACGGATTAAATGAGCCAATTTATCAAGCTGACAGCAAATCAGCATATAAAAAACAATCAGTTTTGTTTTTCAAGGAGCAAGACGAAACCGTTTATTTGTTTACAAAGTTCTATTGCATCAACATTGAACCTGCGCTCAATAATGGTGAAATTGAACTAATAAAAAACTAAAAAATGTAATTATGTAAAAAACTTTTATATATTTGTCATGCAAAACATATTACCATAAAGGAAAACTCCTTTATACTTTTATCGAAAATATAAACAATAAGCGAAAGCCTTGTTATGCTGATGGCACGGGAAACCGTCCTAACTCATTATCCTTTGTGGTATGTTTTGCACAGCTAAAGCAAGGTTTTCGTGTATTTAATACTTTAAGATTATGACAAACCAAAGTACACAAGAAGTAATGGCTACACAGTTAGAGTTACTAGAGAAAAAAATCTTCTGTGCTTGCCCAATTCAGGAAGTAATCCGTGATCAGTACGAAATGTACACTGCTTTTATGTGTAGCGATGCTGCCGAGGATACCAGCTTCCGAAATCAAATTACCGCCACCCACCAAACCACAATGAAACTTTTAGGATGTATTCAAATGCATGTTGACCCAGATGGTGAAATTTCTATTCAGTTTTCAATAGAATAAGTAAAAGTCACTGGACAAAGTAGTCCAGTCAGTTGCTGAAAATCGTCTTTTTCACCGCAAAAACACAAAGTAACCTGTCAATTTTGACAGGTGAGTTATTAAAAAAGCCTATTTTAAACACTAAAAAACCAAGTAGCCTGTCAAAATTGACAGGTCAGTTTAACAAAAAACACCTAAAATTATGAAAAATGAACTTATTGAATTGTATCAAAAAACAATTCCAACGCAAAATTTAGAATTAATTCCACTTGAATTTCTTTGTGAATATTTCAGCATTGGATTTGAACGCCAATATAGAGATCTAGATAATAATAAAAGTTTTGATGGATTACTTTTAAAAGAAGTAAACGAAGAAGTTTTTGGGGATAAAAGAAAACGTGGTCACTTAAATAAAAAAGGATTTATAAAATGGATTATTCAATTAAACCCAATTTTGATTAATGAATTACTGCGCGACACTTTTGTTGATTATCAAAACAATTTAGTTGATTATTTATATGACAACGCCATTCAACAGGAAACCGTTCTTAAAACTATCAATGCTTTAAAGTCTGATAAAAATGAATTGTATAGAAATTTAATTTTAGAAAGCGAAGATTTTAGAAAGTTTGTTGATTTGGGTGCTGAAATAATGAGACTAGGAAAAACTAATAAAGCAATTCAAGATAAAATTGCTGGGGGAAGTCAAGTTGAGTTGGATTTCAGTAAATAATCCGTTTTTTCTTCCCAAGAAAGTTAAATCTTTACGGCTTCCCGTAAAGATTTTCTTTTTTACGGGAAGCCGTAAAAAGGTTATTTTAATTGCTTCTATTTTCGCGGTCTAAAAACTATAAAAAATGGAATCCCCTTCCCTAGAATTATTGAAAACCGAAATTTTTACAACGCATTCCGTTAAAGAAACAAAATCAGATTTAGAAAAAATGTTTCTCAATTATATGTGCAGCAACGAAGCCGAAGCTTCTATTGACAGGCAATGTGCCACCGTCAGTTATTTGCAGTTAAAAAAATTATTGGACAGTTTGTAAAACCAAGAACCGCTATAATGGGCGGTTTTTTTCTGTCCTATTGCCACGGTTAAATTTCCTTTAAATTCGTATAGAAATTAATACTTTATGATAACAATAGTCGCTTCGCCAGCTTTAAATCGGGTTTTATTGGATGCCAATAATACAGAGATTTCCATTTCGTCTACAAACGGCAACGGCTATTATTTCAGAGCCTTAATTTACATTGATGATGAACTTTTTGATGAGCAAGGTTGGTCCCGCAAAACAGAATTTTTGGCTGCTAAGGATTTAGTGAAATTATACAACGCTTATTTTGAAACTTCCTTTGCTGCATTTACTTCAAATGGTTTGGTAGAGAAAACCAACCTGAAAAAGAAAGTCAGCATCACCATTCAAGAACGTTTATTGACCACTGATGCAGTAGTTGAAACAGTCAATTTGCCTGTTTTCTATATCATGTACAACCGTACTCCGGTAACGTTTACCGATGCTACTAAAATTCAAGTATTAAGCAAAAGACCGGATGCCGTTTTGATTCCTTCAAACGGAAAAATGATTGTTCCATTTTTTGCCAACGCTAATAATGAAGCGGTGACGGTAATCACAAAAAACAATTTTGGAGCTACACTCAACACACAAACAATTGCTGCATTCACGGGCAAAAAAACCTTTCAATATTCCTTTGACTTATCGGGACTGACTCTGGCGAGCAATACCATCTATTTCGAGACAACTATCACATGTGGCACGACCACGATCACTTTGCGATACAGATTGCTACGCTTGCCAGACTTCCCAGTCAAAGAAATCTATTATAAAAATAATTTTGGGTATTTCCTTCCCGCTTATTTTGATGGTGAACTGGAAACCGAGAACAGTTTAAAAATTGATGATTACGACCAAGCGGATGGAACCACCGTAATTTTTGAAATTAACGAAGAAGCAACGTACACTATCAATTCAGGTTCTTTATTGGCAGACGAGCGCGGAATTGTGAATCAAATCATTAATTCGCATGAAGTTTACTTTAAAGTGAACAATATTTGGACTAAAATCAATACCAAAACCAAAAAAGAACTCGAATTCCGAGATAAAAAACACAGCTACGCCACTGATTTACAGTTTTCATTTGTAAAAAACGGAAAAATCCCGAACGTATGAGCCTTATAAAAATAATTGCCAAAAACATTGAGCTGGATTTTGTCAAAGAAACACTTTCGATAAAAAAAGAAAACAACGCCTTGAATAGAGACTTCAAAGTTTCCTATTCAAGCATTCCTTTTTTGATAATCGAAAACGCCAACACTAAAAAAGCACTAGGAACCCGTGATTTGTCTTCAGTAAAAAAGATAAAAACGATTGATGTTATTGTTTTTGAAGGTGGGAAGAAATACAGCGGAGAATTACAGATTTTATCGTATTTGAACGGTTTTAGAAAATGCAATTTAAAATATGCTTCTTCTTTACTTTCGATAATGAATAAGAAAATCAGCGAATTTATGCCGATTGTTTCGGTTATTCCAGGCGAAACAAATCCTGTTCCTTTTACTGAAAAATCACAAACGGTTGTTGCTGGTTCAGAGAATTGGCAAACCTACGCAACTCCATTTTTAACGCAGAGTTTCCCGGAAGTAAAGTGGCAATTCCCTACAATGGATTGGGCGAAGAAATTTGGCGAAAACTTAACGGTGGAAGATCATTGGTATTTATATGAAGGCCGTGTAAATAAATATGACACTTCTGGATTAATATTGAACACTTATAATATAGATGGTTCGGGCGTGTGTACTGTTGTAAATAAAAACACGATTTCACCGCAAGTATATGTATTGTCTCCCGCTTTTTATGCGCTTGAAAGTCTTGGTTTTACCCTTGCGGGTGACTTTTCTGCTTCTGATTTTATAAAAAGAATTCTATTTTATAGCAATAAGCAAAATATCAACGAAACAACACCTTTAAAAACAAATATTTCAGAGGTTTTATCTCCATTGGTGGCTAGTACCAAATTCGACTCTGATCCTATTTCGTTTTATGACAATTATTATTCTATAAAAGAAATTACAATTGACACCGTTGGAACTTATTATTTTGAGTATGATTTCACCGAGCCTAATTTTTCACCAACTGCGGGATCTATTGATTTTAAATTATTCCAAGTTTATGTTTTTGACGAGCCGGAATATAATGTTTATAAGCACTTTCATTCTTCGGGAGGGCAAACGTATAAAGGAACGGTAAAAATTGAAACACAGTCAAGCCAAATTGGCAAAAAAATACTAATCCGTTATTACACACCAGAAGCGAATTTACCTGCAAATTACTTAAAAAAGAAAGTTGCTTTTCCTAAAGTATTTCATCAAATGCACCCAACTATTCCGTTAGGGCGTTATTTACCAGATTGGACTTTTGCCACGTACTTGAATGCTTTGCAAAACATCTTTAATCTTGAAATTAATATTGATGATTTTTCAAAGAAAATGATAATTAATTTTAATGAAAATGCAATTTCAACTTCTGCAAAAGCAATATTAAAAAAATCATTGGCTTTGACAGGATATGAGCAGACACCTTCAAACGCTTTTTTATTGAAATATGAAAATGACGAAGATGTTGCTTTATGGATTACCAAAGAAGGCGCTATGAATTATGGTTTACAAACTTCTAATTTTGTGGAGCGATTAGATAATAAATTTAAGTTTGTACCTACAACATACACAGCAGAACTATCTGAAGCTTTAGATTCTAAAAACGGAATTGGTTTGATGATTTATGACCCTGTAGAAAAACCATATATTTCCAGTAATTATTTAGGGCAAACCTTAAAAATTGAAGGTTCAAAAGGAATTTACGAAGTGTTTTGGAGAAAATTCATCAAGTTTTTATTGAACGGTTCCGCGGTGGAAATGTCAGGACCATTCACTGAAAAGGAATTAAACGAAATTTTATCGCTAAAAAGAATTTTTGTCGATAATCAAGAGTATTTAATCTCCAGTACAGAATCAAGAGAAACAGACCAAAATAATTATGAAGTCAAATTCAATTTAGTTAGTGTAACATTCTAATAAAAAAGCCACTTAATCAGTGGCTTTTTTTATTAATATTTCATCCATATGATGAATTTGTATGTTGGTGATGCTTTCAACGATGTGAACATATTCCATTGTTTGTTCAATTTTGCTGTGTCCAAGTAATTTCTGCAGCACTTCTACCCTTCCGCCACAAATCAGGAAATTTGTTGCAAAGGAATGTCTAGCAACGTGAAAAGTAACGCGCTTTGTAATTCCGCAAGTTTTGGAAATGACTTTCAATTCCCTATTAATGTGAGCTTCAGAATACGTTCCTGTGAAAATCGTTTCTTCATTCACAAATGACAGCGCAGATTGGTTTAATTGCACCCGTTGTAGTTTGGTTGTTTTCTTTGCAAAAAATATCAATACATCACCCACTATATTTTCTTTAGTAATCGCCTTGATGTCAGAAATTCGCAAGCCCGTAAAACACGAAAATAAAAAACGGCCTAAAATCGCTTTTAAGCTATCATTAATAAATCCAGATGTATAATACTCGTTTAGCTTTTGTATTTCAGCACCGCTAAGAAATGTACGGTTGCTCAAACATCTTGGAGTCTTTATGTCGGTATAAGATAATGGCGTGATAATTCCTTTTTTATTGGCAATATGTAGGTACTTCTTAAAGTTTTTCGCCAATGTCTGCAACGTATTTGGCTGGTTTTTTTCCTTATTTTTAAAGTTAGCAATCATTTTTTCAAACCACTCAGGCGTAATCTCATAAAACAGAATTGATTCCTGGTATCGTTTCACTTTCCTAAAGCTTGACATTTGTTGCTGATAGGTAGAATACTCCTTGATTTCCTTTTGGTGTTCCAATTCTATTTCCCAGAACTTAATAAAATCAATCTTTCCGGTTGGATTTTCGTATTCCGTCATGAACTTGTCAATCGTTAGCACTTCGCCCGCCAAACGGTAGCATATTTCAATGGTGTTAATGTCGGCCATTGCTTTTTCGATTATCAAATTGTAATCTTTTGCCCATTTCGCCTTTGGTTTGACCCGTTGTTTCTTCTTGTCGAAATCTATGGGTGGCACTGATATATGTATAGGAAGCTTTTTTCTTTTCCCACTGATAAAAATCTGCAAGTATAAAGCACTGGTTCCATCTGCGCGAATGTAATCGTCTTTGATCACTATTTTCGCTGTCAACTCCCCACTAAAATTCATTGGGGCGTTTATTGGGACGTGAAGATTGATTTTCTGCTTTATTTGCATCTATTTTATTTTTTTTGTCATTCTGTAAAAGCCGAAAGACACTAGGATTCGCGCTACTTGCCGAAATAATAGTGTCTTTCTTTTTTTGCTTCAGTGACCGCGACAGGGTTCGAACCTGCAACCCTCAGAGTCGAAA